TAGGAATTCCCCATCCAGGATTATTTCCATTCTGCTTTACCAACAATACCCATGTGCTGCCTTGATCTTTTTTATAGACCACCGCACCGCAAGATATCGTTGATTTAGGCATAGACTGAAAATTATTATTATTTTGAAATAAATATAGGTTTATAGATATGGACGTGCACAAAACAATCGCTCTCATACCACTCGCGGCCAAACCTTATCATGCTGGACATGATGGATTGGTAAGAATCGCATCATCTGAAAATGATGAAGTTCATCTTTTCGTATCCATTTCCGACAGAGCACGAACAGGTGAAATGAAAATCGATGGCGAAACTATGTTCATGATATGGAAAGATTACATAGAAGACACACTTCCAGACAATGTTAAGTCCTTTATAGATTACACTGTCACCGCTCCGGTCAGCAAAGTCTATAATGAACTTGAAAATGCTGAATCGCAAGGGTCACAAGACGTATACACGATTTATTCTGATGTTGATGACATCAGAAAATACACAGATGAAATGTTGTCAAAGGTCGCTCCAACGCTTTTCTCTAAAGGTCAGATACAAAGACGAGGAATAGAAAGAACAGAGACCGTTGATGTGAGCGGTACCGAAATGAGAGAATTCATAGAAGATGGTGACATCGTAGGATTCACTGCGCTGTTGCCACCTGCTATCCAACAACACGGCAAAGAGATTTTTGATCTTTTAGTAGACGATGTTGTCGGAGAATCTGTTTTACGAAGATATATTAGAAGCTCTTTAAAGTTCGTATTGTAGATTTTACAATACCCGATTAAATTGAATTTTTCAGTTGCTTACAACAATAGGTGGTTCTATGAAGGATAGATTTGCAAACATCAAGAGAAACTATACGGACGCAGACGTTTCACGCCTCAAAGGCAAGACCAAGATTGAACATACATTGGCTAAGATCGGTGCAGAAAGATTCTGGAAGCTGATCAATGAAAGGCCATACGTTCATGCACTCGGCGCTTCAACTGGTGCTATGGCGGTACAACAAGTCAAGGCAGGTTTAGAGGCTATCTATCTATCGGGGTGGCAGGTTGCCGCAGATGCAAATCTATCTGGTAACACATATCCTGATCAGAGCCTATATCCTGCAAATAGCGTTCCTGCCATCGTTCGTAGGATTAATAGTGCTCTTCTACGTTCAGAACAAATCGATCACGCAGAAAATCCAGACAACGATAAACATTGGATGGCACCAATCGTTGCAGATGCAGAGGCAGGCTTTGGCGGACCTCTAAACGCATATGAATTGATGAAAGCCATGATTGAATCCGGCGCCGCGGCGGTCCATTGGGAAGACCAACTTGCGTCAGAAAAGAAGTGCGGTCATCTAGGTGGAAAGGTTCTGGTTCCAACTTCACAGTTCATTCGTACTCTTACAGCAGCTCGACTTGCAGCTGACGTCTGTGACGTTCCAACCGTGATCATCGCTAGGACTGATGCAGAGTCCGCTAGATTGATCACTTCCGATGTTGATCAAAGAGATCATGAATTCATCGATCATGAAGCCGGCCGAACTGCAGAAGGTTATTATCACCTCAAAGGAGACGATCTTGGGCGTTGCATCGCTCGTGGCTTGGCATACGCCCCCTTTGCGGACATGATATGGATGGAAACTTCAACGCCAGACCTTGAACAGGCTCGCAAGTTTGCTGAAGGAATTCACAAACAATTCCCAGGAAAGCTATTAGCATACAACTGTTCTCCTTCATTCAATTGGAAGAAGAAGCTTGATCAAGAAACTATTGCAAAGTTTCAACGTGAACTTGGAGCAATGGGTTACAAATTCCAATTCGTGACATTGGCTGGATTTCATTCACTAAATCATGGAATGTTTGAATTGGCACGTAATTATAGAGATCGTGGCATGGCGGCATACTCTGAACTTCAACAAGCTGAATTTGATTCTGAACAGCACGGGTACACGGCTACCCGGCATCAACGTGAAGTTGGTACAGGATATTTTGATGAAGTTACCAAGGTTATTGCCGAAGGTGTTTCATCAACATTAGCTTTAGAGAATTCTACTGAAGCACAACAGTTCGATGAAGTCTGAGAAAGGACAATTATGAAACTCATTAGAGTTATTGCAAAAGTTGCATATTTTCTTTCGTGGGGGCTCTGTATCCTACCAGCTGCACCTCCGCAAGAAGAAAAGCCACATGAGCAAGTAGATGAACATATCGAAAAAGATCATCAGTTAACTGAAGAAGATATCGATGAAGGTGTGTGCGAGTTTCCTTTGCAACAAGGCATCTTGAAAGATCGTGAAAGTAATCATGAAGACTATGATTCTGGTGATCATTAAGCCATAGTTCTTATACATAACTCTAAGAATTAAAGGTCATGAATTCTTTCGGTATAAAATAATGTATTATTCCGAAAGTTTTATTCATGACCTTTTCTTTAGGCGAAATTGTAGTAAGCGATTTTTCTGGTATGAGCCGCCAGATGTATACAATGGGAAACCAAGGTCCACAAAAAAGTAAACAAGAAAATGATAATCTTTTGAACATAAAAGATGTCGGAATCGTTGTTGACGTTTATAACGAAGGGGCCAGGGGATTCACCTGGATTAAATTGTTGACATCAACAGGTTCAATTGGGTACATTCCGTCCATATGGGTCAAAAAAATTTAGGATTTTTTGATAATATTTAAACCGGGCGTAGGTGCCGTCATGACGAACAAACGCGAGTCTCTAGTTGAAGAGATCAATCTTCTCAATGAACGTATCCGTCAATTACGAAGCATTGGAAAAGATTGTTCTAAAGAAACACAAGAATTAATAAAATTGATCATAGAGTTAGATAATTTAGAACAGGATAAGGAAATCAAGGAATACGACGAAGACGGTTCGTGAAAAATCCACACAAAATTCCAAATCCAGGAGATCTTGTGATGTTATACAACATCGGCAAGTCTACTTCACTTGTCATTTGGGCATCATGGAGTGACCATCATGATGAATCTAAAGATGAATTCTGGCCTAAGATTATAGGCGAACTTAGAGAAAATGAAACTGCGCTGGTGTTTGAAATTTTATATCCCCCAAAGGGACCAATAGGGGCAAGAATCTGTACGGAAAGAAATATAGTAGGGTGGATCAGCGCAAAACATCTTCGTAGCGTAACTTAATGAATATACAAACTAATTCTGAGGTTGTAGGTTTAATGTACCATGTCAGAATTAGAAAGACCAGCACCACGTAACCTGTTCCTTGCACAACAAGTTGATCAGGATTCAATGAACCACCTTTCACGAGCAATTGTGGAAATCAGAGAGCACGATGAGTATCTAAAGAAACTCTATGCTCTTTATCACCTGAAGTATGATCCACAACCCATCGTAATCTACATTGATTCATACGGTGGTGCGGTATATCAGTGCTTCGGTCTACTTTCAATCATGAAGGACAAGGGAACTCCAGTGAACACAATCGTCACCGGTTGTGCAATGTCGTGTGGATTCATGATTGCAATTCACGGAAATCACAGAACTGCTCACAAACATGCAACTCTCATGTATCACCAGGTAAGCACTGGCGCTCGAGGTAAAGTTGCAGACGTTGAGGAGGACATCCTTGAGGCCAAGAGGCTCCAGAAGGTGATTGAGGAAATGACCTTGGAGACAACAAAGATCACCAAGGATAAACTGGATAAGGTCTATAAAAAGAAGCAAGATTGGTACATGGATGCCAAGGATGCCCTTAAATGGGGCTGCGTTGATGTAATTGTGACGTGATGAATCAGTCAGCCAAGTATAAGCTTGGAAGCCTGATTGCTGTCGACAAAGGCAGAAAATTCCCGGTCGTTCTTAGGGACGGACCGGGATATACTTTTTCTAGGGTCGAAACAATAGAACCAGGAGAAATAGGAATTGTTCTTGGTTCAATGATCGGTCATGGAATGATTTGGTGGATCCTCATTCATGTTGCAGTCAGAGAAAAAGCGGGATGGATTCCAGAGGGTTTGATCTATCATACAATAAACCGTCATTGAAAACAGTAGTAATATATTTTCATGAATCCCGCAGCCATTCTAGTACCTCTATTACTTTCAGAACCTGTTTGTTATGAAGATTGTTCTTACATTCCAGGACAATTATTTGCAGAATGGAGCTTTGTTACAGAAAACAAACATTGGATTTCTGTACAAGATCCTGGGATTTCTATATTAGGATCTCTTAATTGTCCTGATGGGAACATGATTGAGATTAATGGAAGAATGGTTCCTGATCTCGATCCAAACCCGTATGGTTACGGTACAGCAGAGTGGATGCAAAAACGAGCTTGCACAAAATGGATCAATATAGAATTTCCAGAAAGGTGCTCACAATTCGATCGATCCAAATGGGAGTGGATGAGAGATTCGCTTGTAAGAACTAATGGTAGAAAAGATATGAATTTCTGCATCGATCGATATGAGTGGCCCAACCGAGAAGGAGCTGCTCCTTGGATCATGGTAACTTGGACTGAAGCAAAAAAACTTTGCGAATCTAGCGGCAAACGATTGTGTACTGAAGATGAATGGACTTTCGCATGCGAAGGAGAAGATGCTCTTCCATATCCGAATGGATATATTAGAGATTCTCAAAAGTGTAATATAGACAAACAATGGAAAACTTATAGTTCAGATCTTTTTCCAAGGGGAACTGAAAAATGTGGAAAAGAGCTAGAAAGACTATGGCAAGGCCACGTTTCAGGATCTGATCCTCAATGTGTTAGTCCATTTGGGGTTCATGATATGATAGGAAACGTTGATGAATGGACAACAGCAACTAGACCAAGTAAGTACCCTTCTATTCTCAAAGGAGGATATTGGGGCCCAGTTAGAACAAGATGCAGACCTTCAACAAGGAATCATGCCCCAGGACATGCATTCTATCAACAAGGATTTAGATGTTGTAGCGATCCAAAGCCTATGCAGTAATCATGTTTTTTTCATCGTTTTAATAAATTCTTTATATCCTTCGCCTATTTCCACATCAATTCCCCTACGGCGAGCAGCTGATCCAATCTCTAAATAAAAAACATTTTTAATGTTGACTTCCTTACCGACAGCATCAACAACAAATGCACGAGAAATTTTTTGTTTAGCCTCTTCCGGCTTTTTAACGACAAAATTAAATTCTTTGCTAGGTCCTGATGATATCGTTTCAATGTCAACACTTTCTGTATCGCTAAACTTAACAAGTAACGTGACATCTGAAACGGGGGAAGCATATCCTAATTGAGTCTTTAATAAAGTATCAATTTTTGATGAAAATCCTTTCTTCTCCATTTCACTATAAAAATCTGCGCGGCCTTGCTCGTCTTTAAAAACATCATAAATGTCATCAAAACTAGAAGAACCTTTTATCATAGCATCACGGACATCTTTATAAATGTTACTCGGATTCAAGTCTTTTACTGCGTTGAATTGATCGGCGGTCGTGGCGGCGCTTCGTTTTTCGCTTCGTAGACCGATAAGACGATTAGATTGATACTTGACATGAATATTGTATTTTGTTTCACCAAGCAAAGCAACTACATCGATTAAATCGTTACCTCCAGAAGGAGGTTCGTCTGTAGCTTTCAAGCCTTTCAACTGCTTTGATTCAATCTCGTTAAGAAAAGCTGCCAGCATCGAATCACAGTCAGCATAAAAATTTTCAACGAAGGCTTGAGGTGATGTTCTAAGGGCAGTTCTTAAACGTGAATCATTTTCAATGTTGGAATACATAGTCTCAGGTGAAGGATCGGGGCTAAGAGCCGAATAGACAGCGTGTTCTGCTCCGTAACCAAGCATTTTACCAGAAGACAAAATATTCTTTTCGGTAAGATCGATTAAGACAACAGGTATATCTTTGTTTTCTGACTTAAAAATATACGTTGGATATTTCCCTGACTTTGCATCGGGCTTGCCGGGGCTAATTATAGCGACCTCATTGCCTTCAACTTGCGTGCGAAGGTCGGCAGGTGTTCCATAAAAACGAATATGAGGACCACGGTCACCGTCTTTCGGTGAAAATTTACCGCCTATTTCATTAGCAAAAATTTTCAACGTTTTTCTGAAATCTTTCTGTTCATCCTCTAGAATTAATCTGATATATTCTTTTAATATATTTTTCATTTTTTAGATCCTCTTTGTCCGTACTTAAATAATAGCCACATGTGCGAAGTGTTCGCTTAGGTTTAGTAATGCTGATTCAGCAACGTGCATGAAAATAGAGTTAAGGTGCCGGTAAACTTAATCATTTACTATTCATTTTCGACTTTGTAGAACCTCTGCCATACTTGAAGAGACCTAGAATTTGTGACGCCGAGGCAAAACTTCCCGTAAATTTATAAGCATTACCCTTATAGATGAACACGACACCCTCTACCGGCGATGTTATGTTTTCAAGCGATTTCAATTTTTCCATTTGAACCTTAAGAATTGTCATCGCTGCTTCATCGCCAGAGGATTCAATTGCAGAAATTGCTTTTGAAACTTCTCCTTGAAGTCGAACAACTTCTTCTTCTGTATTATCAATCAAAGTTGATTGTAATCCCTTTAAAAGTTCAACTGCAAAGTCATTGATAGCTAACTCAATCGGTTTTATGTATGTCTTGAGCCTCTTTGGAGATGACTTTATAAATTCGTTGATTGTTTCATAGGTCGATTTATCAACCTTTTTCTTGATGTCAACTAGAGTGGGAGAACCAGGTTCTGCAAGACACCTTAATACAACCATGTCAGAAATTTCTGGAGATTGATTTAATTCAGAAACATCTTCTCTAATCTTTGATTCTATGTAATCACGAACAGTTGATGATGGATCCAACCCAACTGAAGATAATTCATTATCAATCTTAGATAACGTGTCGTTTAAAATGGAATCATCTGATAATTTTTGCATTCTTGCCAATGCCGGTCCTCTGACCTTCCACCCACGGATCTCTACGGCGTTTTGCATTTTCTCAACGTAACTAGTGAGAAGATCAACACCTCCCATATCATCGTCAGTCATCTCAACTTTGCCATCTTCTACTTTGAATACGGGCCATCCGTGGAAAACGACATTATTTGAATCGTAGTTAATGACGTTCGGATTCGCGACATATATGATCTCCATTGAGTACCACCGACTTGCCTGTGGACCGAAGACCTTCAACTTTGTCTTTTGAGGTAAAGAACCCAATGCGCCATTTAGAACTTTGAATGCCGAATCAAAAGCTTCTGATAGATTTCCTCGACCCTCAAACTTTGCAGCAAGAGATTCGGCATCCAATCCTCCACTTTTAATGTTTCCAGAATTTCTGGCAACCTTGAGCGAATCTGTGGAAACATCCCACGAAAATACGAGGTTAAGACCGTCAAGCTTTTCTGAGACTTTTTCAAGCTTACCAGAAGCTGCTGATGTAAGAATGTCCGCTATCTCACCGAAAGTAAGATCACGATTGTCATGCAAGTGTGCAAGATGACCGACTGCACCACCCATGGTTTATTCCCCGTCTTTCTCTGATAACATTTTTTGTGAAGCATGACGGTACGCAGACTTCAATTCTGCTCTCAATCTTGCCTCAACTTTTGCCCATTCGGCTCTTGCAGCTGATCCACGTCCATGACGAGACTTTCTCTTTTGAATCTCAGCGATTTGTTCCTCAAGATCTGCGACATGATCGGGAGCCCCCCATTCGGAGACCCTATCCCCTGTTAGGTGTGCCTCACGAACCCTAGATTCAACAACGAGTTTAATATATTCAACCAAAGCTTCTTTATTAAATAGTCTCATTTTCTTGCCTGTCGATTGCACCCTTGAATGCACCATAAATATACATTCGAATGTGATCATCATCTACAGGCAAAGAAAGGCCCAACCCAAAGTGGGCACGGACCTTCTCAATGAAACCAGGATAGATTGTTACTTCTAGAGTTTCTCCACTAGGCAGCTTGATAAACTTGACGTCTTGCATTCCAAGATTATACCAAATTGCCTCGTGAAAAGACAACTATTTTTTCTTTGCAACAATAGGTGCCGGAGGAGTTGTGTCCTCAGGAGACTTACTGGCTCTCTCTTTTGGTTTTTCACCAGCAGATGGCTTCTTGATCACGTTTGGCTTAATTGTGACTTTTTGTGAAGATGGCTTCTTTTCCATCTTAACGTTAGCCGGCTTATCACTAGGCTCAAGGGCTTCCTTACCCTCGACCTCGCCACCGACGATTTGCGCAATTCCCTTAAGAAACGCGAACAAAGCTGTCTTCTCTGCGTCATCAAGGTCACCGACGTAAGATTCCATGGCTGTCTTTATGTTCTGGTCTTTAAAAGATTTTCCTGCCCTAATCGTATTGAGCTTTTCAATCACTTCATCGGCATTAATATCTCCAGACTTTAAAGTTTCTTTTTCGTCTTCGTCTTGCTCGACGATGAGCTTTTTCTTAGACGACAAAGTCTCGTTGATTACACTACTCAAAAAATCTTTAAGAGCAATCGTGTCCTTGATAACTTCTTGCTTTGACATCACTTCACCTTCACGTACTTAATGCGATTTGCTGCTCTCTCAATGTAACGCTTCACGTATTCGCGTTGTGGAGTCTCCTCCTTGAGAACAGGACGTTGGACGGATTCCTTGATGATGATATCATCCATGAACTTATCAAAGGTGAAAGTTTGTTCTTCGCCTTCGATTGCCTCTTCAATTAATTCAACTTGATCTTCTTCATTTTCGTGCGTCATGACACACTCCTTTGGATAAATAGGAAGTTTTATCAAAAAATAACTCACTTGGTGGTTCTTGTCACCAATTTAAGGCACAATGTACAATCTCGTCTTGATTGATCGACATCGCGAACCTTAACGCCACTGATCATAAATGGCCCACCAAGGGACACAGATGTCTCAAGATAAATTACCTGAATGCTTTCAAAGGTAATATCGGACATATTTTTAAAAATTTCCAAGGCCGTTGCGATGTCAATCTTCAACTCAATATCTGGATGATCATATGTCGAAACGCCTACAAGGTTTCCCTTAATCGGTTCATCTTGATCAAGAACCTTGCAAAGAACAACAGCAAGTTGCCCATACCCAAAAATAGATTCATCTTCAAGATCCGGGACAAGACCTTGAAGTTCTGAGCTCATCATCAATGTAGATTCATTCATCCTTGGGATTATAAACCAAGTCTCTACGAACTACATCGGCATATTTCGCATATTCTTTATCGAGTTCTGTCACCTTGTCAACATCCTTCGTAATCAAGGATATTGTCACCTCTAACTCTTCTATCTTAAATCCTGCATGATGTCCCACCTGAGTCTCATACTCTAACACCGATTTCAAGAACCTGTTTCTATCTTCGTAAGATTCAAACATGAACTTCTTGTTCAGCTTGCCATCGGTCATCTTCCACTTTTCAATCGCGATAATTGGCTTGTCAAGGTTCGAAACCTTGATAGGAAGACCTGATGAGATCAACGGCCGAGTGGACCGATTGATAAATTCTCGATGAAGCTCGACCAATTTCATTTTTTATTTCCTCAAAGAAGAACCATTCCACCAACAACTGCAACTTCGGTAAAAGATGATCCGTTCGACCAAATCTTTCGATTCCTGTCGATCACACAAGACCCACCTTTAAAGTTTAGGTCTCTTTCCTTGCCGACACGGTTTGAAACGATGACATTTGCAGATGTTTGCTCCGCCAAATCTACCCAACAGCTATCTGGATATCCATAATCGCCACTCCAATTTGTCAAGAGAGCCAGCGTGTCCACTGACCCCTTCTTGTAGAATCGATGCCCTTCATTATAGAATTTATAAGAATTTCTATAATTGTTCATGGAGTCTCTACAAATCAATGTTCCTAACCTACCGGCTCGTGTTACCACGCAAGGATTGATTTGTTCTGATGGTGTTGCCCAAAGGTAATCATTGGCCCAAAGGTTGTGTTTCTGAACATTTCCTTCAATGCCCTTTGGACCAATTGTCACTGCAGAATTGTAGAGGTTACCTTCCCTCAACTCGACGTAACCCAGCACGATGTGACAGTTATGATTCTCAGCAATCTTCATGAATGCTTGAGTTTGATAACCATCTCTTGCCTGAGCACATTCCATTGCCTCAGATGGGTTTTCAAGAGTATATCCACTGATGCATAGTTCAGGAAGAACTATCACAGCAGCACCCTTGGCCGCGGCTTCATGTACTAATTGTACTGCGGTTCCAAGGTTTTCATGAACCTCGAGTAGTTTTGGCTCAAATTGAATTGCGGCTGCGATTGTTTGTAACATATTCATTCCGTTAAATCAATCTTCAACGTTTTCTGATTCTTTTCTTGCACTTTTTATGGCGTTATTTAAAAATTCCCTAAAACCGTCAAGTTCTCTAACAATCCCAGGATTGTTCTTTAAAAGAGAAACTTCTTCATTGCTAATCTCGCCGGTGTTCTTGAGGATGTCAATATACTCGCTCATGCTCTGTAACACAAGAATTTCAAGATCATCTTGGTCCATTGATCCAACAAATTTTGCTTTTTGCATGGCCTTTTCTACTGCTTGCTTTGCCCCAGACTCAGCAGCAAAACCCAATTCTTTAGCAATGTCCTTGAATGAAGTACCGTCAGACATCATCACATTCTTACGTTGACGACCCTGTGCAGGTTCATCTCCGCGGAGTGTCTCTTCAGGGTCATCAAGTTGCATTTTTTCTAAATCCTTGCGTAAAGATGCTACTCTAGGAGAATTAGGGCCACGTGGAATGCCAGAAACACCAAAAGGAATTTTTTTGACTGGTGGAAGATCTGCTTCCACCAACATTTTTCTAACTTGTTGTCTAATGATTTGTTCAACCTTCGTTTCTTTTTTCATTTCGGCTTCCTCTTTTTCGATAGCATCTTTAACTGCAACGTATACCTGCGGGATTCTTTCATCATCAACTGGATCTACCAGGGCCCGAAGTGCAGACATCAATTCAACTTTGTCAGAAGGGGCAAAATTTTGATTTGTAGGATCTGTCTCTGCTGCCTGTGGATCAACTACGGGATTTGGGAAAATTGGAGCATGAGAATTCATTAATTCACGCAATAAATCCCGTAGTGATGACTCTGTTATTAATACCTTACGCATAAGTTAATGCCGATAAGTATTACTGCGCAGTCTCATTTTGTTCTACAGAATCGCTTTGTTGTTGCGATTCAGCAACCTGAGAAACAACTTTTGAAACTGCAGATGGCAATGAATACTTTGCGTCTGTAAGCTTTCGTCCAAAATATAATGAAATTGCTGGAATGAAATATGTCATCGCAGCTGAAACATCGAAGTGTCTAAAAGTTACCGTACCAATCTTTTCAAAAGCTGATCCCAGATAAACAAGGGTCGTAACCAGGAAAGACACTGCTGCAAAGGTCACAGAAACAGACTGCGATCCTTTATCATTTCTCATCCACCACCATGGAGTAGATTTGTTTGCCATAAATTTATTTCCTCAATCAATTAATTATTGTTTCACTGCATAAACTACTGCTGCGGCTGTCAAAGTCGAAACAAGAACACCGGCTCCTACACCAACAGCTGCCCAAACTATAGGATTAGGCCGATCTTCTTTTTCTTTCTTGAGAGCAGCATCTAGTCGATCGATCTCTTTTCTTTGTTCTTGAATCCTATTCAACGAAAGTTTATTGTCAGATTCATTTCTTATTTTTTCAACTGTCATTTCATAGGAATGTTGAATCTCAGCTGTTTCAATAACCCTTTGAATTTCAATTTGAATCTCTTCATCTCTAGACTGTATGTCTGCAATAATAGATGCAATTGCCTTAGGGGACAACAACAACCCAGTAAATGGTGCTGTTTGACCTTTTTTCATTGGAGATATTGCTTCCCCGACGTCTGTCTCATTCTTGGCGAGAGGAGGAACTGGCGGGAGTGATAACAATGAGGTATCTTCGCCTCCGGGATCTGGATTATAGTCTTGTGCAATTGCGATCTGCGGCAAAACCATCGATACAGTTAATATTGCAATGAGTAATGGATTCTTTTTCATAGGTTTCACTTTTCAGGCATGATAACTTTAAATCCAGTAACCTTTGACAATTTTTCAGCCAAACCTGCTGGATCATCTTGATGCTGTTGTAGAATTGTTTTTATTTCTTGCTTCTTATTATCATCAAGATTTTTCTTCTTTTCAGAATATTGTTTTTCCACGTGTGCCAGACCATCATCTAACTTCTGTTTTGCTTCGTCTTCTTTTCGATTCTCTTCATGCCTAACTTGATTAGATAAATCTAACTGCGAATCGTAAGAATCTCGAATCGTTTTCGTGTCATCTGGCTCTGACTTCTTTTTAAAAGCCAATACCGCAATCACACCACCAACAAACATGGCAATATAACCCCAATACTTCTTAAAGAAGTCACGGACTTTGTTCCAAAAAATTAACATTAGTTTGGTTTATCCTTCTTTGTATCTACCTTGGAAGAAAGAACAATTTCACTATTTTTACTATTACTAGAAGCGAGCTCTAAGGCTTTAACAATGTCATCCAAAGTTTGTTGATGAACTTGTATTACTTTTGAAAGGCTTATCAGCGATGTTCGAATTGAATTAACATCATTAGCCAAAGCTATGAGCTCTGTAACAATACTTGCAATAGTTTTTGAAGATTTAATCGATGACTCAAAAATATAGTCAAATAATTTCATCTTAGTCTTCGGATTTTCTTTTTCCTGAGTCATCTGAGTTGATCATATTATACAACGTATTATGATCTAGTTCATTAATGTTGCCACGATTGTATCCGTCGGACTTCTTTATTGGCTTCTCTAATGACTCTCTGGCTCGACGTAAAGCAAGATCTTCAACGATCTTCATCGCATGTCTGTCTTCATTAATGACTAATTTAGCAAATTCATCAAATACCCACTGCATGGATAATTGATGATGAAACAATTTTTCTCTTAATTTAAGATGCACATCCTTGCTTAGTTTGATGTGAATCCCTTTTCTTTCGTGAAGAATGTCAGTTCTGATCAAACAGCACCTCCACCTCCGCTTCCTGCACCGGCAGCGACTGGGGTTGGGAACTCATTATCTTCTTCCTCAGCTTTTGATTTTCCAACAGTGATATCATGTTCATCCTCAAGAACAATCTTAAATTGGGTAACAACATCTTGAGAGTAATTGTCAGATAAGAAATTCATTGCTCTGCGAGCCAATGTGTTACGAACCTCTAGAAGAGAATCATAATTGTCGATCAACCTAACAACGCTTGAAGCAAATTCTTCGATGTCGATATCTTCTGCAGATAGCTTCTTCTTTTCTTCTGGTTTTTCTTCATCTCCCGCTTCATCGGCAGGCTTTTCTTCCTCTTCGTCACCCTCTGCTTCAAGAAGGTTACGAGAAGTTGTAGATAAAAAGCTACGTGTCATTGAACGAAAGTCAAACCCTTCATTCTTTTTCACCTTGGCATCGGATTCGTAGCTAATAAGAAAATCATCGACCTGCTGATCAAGAGAATCTTGAAGCTCTTTCTTAACAGTTTCTTCAAGAAGAACGCTTCTAATCTGCTCTCTGATTATTTTTTTTAAATCTTGAGAATTAATCTTTCGTGACATCATTTCACCTTCAATACTTGAGCCATCGACTCAGCCTTATTAAAACGATCTTCAATAACGTTCCAATTAAATTCTCTCATGCGGGCGACGAGATGGCTCTTCTTGTCCGTAAGATAGTCACGGTAATATGCATGCTCCCACATGTCAACTACAATAACTGGGTATAGACCCAACATAACATCTCCGCTGTGATGGCTAACTACTGTATTAACGTAACGTTGCAAGAAGGTGTGATATCCACAAACAGCCCATCCAGATCCAGCTGACATTGCACATGCCATAAAATCTCGTTGCCAATCCTCAAATGTTCCCCAGTCACGTTCAAGTCTCAAGTAAGACAATGAATCCATCGTGATCTCTGAGTGAGGGTCAAAACTGTTTGCAAAATAAAGCTCATGAAGCCATGTTGCATTAAGGTTATAAATCTCATCAAGCTTCAAAGAACGATATTCAGAATGTTTAGAGTCAGCTGCACCGCGATCAACTGTGTCTAACTTTGCTGAAACCTTATTTAGGGTTTCTACATAACCCTTGTATAGTTGAGCGTGAGCATCTTTCGTCTTTTGAGTTGAAAACTCAGAAACTTGTTTAAAGATCTTTGGCTCAGCAACGTAAGCTTCATCAAGAGATTCAACCTTTGGTAGAGTTGCAGTCTGCTGCGCAATTGCACTTTTTACTGTTTTCTTGAGCAAAAGATCCAAATCTACTCCGTCAAATATTTTTTTATCCATGATGCTTCATCACTCTCTTTCGTAATTATCCTGAAAATCCTGTAACGATACAATAACTTCTTTTGTATCCCCACCGGTTGCTGCTGGGCGACTTAACGTAACTGTCTTATCTTTAACATTAACGTCAACTACGTCGTAATTCAATCCTGACATAGGATCGCCTTTAGACGCTTTCTTTTTTACTTTTAATCCAACAGCAGCAGAAAGAACATCTTCACTTTTGCCATCGATATTAGCAAATACTTTAAGACCTGTTTCTGGCTTTTTAGATTGCTTGTTTGGCTTTTCAAGCAAAGAATGAACTTTTTTATCCCATTCTTCTTTCATGAGATCGATAATATATCTCTCTGTAAGCTTTTGCTTCATGACAACTCCGTGTAAGTAATTATCGATCAAGTCTCTCGAATCTTCAGGATAGTAGCTGGATTCTGCAAAAGGTCATCAAATTTAACACATGAAGTACCAGTAACTTCAAATATATGATTGCTAGAGGCTTCTGCATCAATATAATCAGAATGATAGATGACGTTCTTAATCCCACTATTAACAATCCTTCTTGCACACATGGAACATGGTTTGTGCGTGCATAACATCAAAAGATCACCTCTTAGTTCATATGGCTTACAGAGGTGAAATAAAGCATTTTCTTCTGCGTGAAGAAATCCTGATCTTCCAGACTCTAAAGATGATCTCTCGTTAGGACCGCCTTTATATCCACCGTTGTATCCAATTGCACAAACTTCTCGATAATCTTTTGTGATTATGATTGCTGCAACTTTGTATTTCGAGTCATAAGACAATGTCGATAACTCTGTGCACATCTTCATGAAAACAGATAGTTTTTGTTTATGTCGATTAGATGTGTCAATCATGATTGCTAGAAAATAAACTTTCTCTATTTAGAATCAGCGGATGACATTTGCAACATCGAGGTTCATATAATTCAGAACCACCGACTTCAATCTCATTCCCACCAGTCTGCTTCTTATAAGTGTAGTAAGCATCTCTATTACAAACTACACAGACAGCGCTCAGTTTTTCAACCTTAGTTGCCCAAGGTAACATTTTTTCAATTTCTTCAAAGGGCTTTCCTGCCGCAGAAAGATCTAGACTAGAAACTACAACTGAATATCCACTACGATATAACCAAATCAAGACGTCTGCTACACCTGGTATCATGAATGCTTCATCAACCGCAATCACATGAGGATTTTCATCCATCTCAGCAAGGTGCTCAAGTATGTCTGTCCCATTCTTTACACAAATTGCAGGAATTTTCCACCCGCTATGTGTAGAAATGTTGTCAGTACTATATCGATCATCAAGGCGAGGTTTGAAAGTTGCGATTCGCTTGCTTTGATATTTGAATCTATCAAGAATTGACAATAATGATGTCGTCTTTGCAGAAAACATCGGCCCACAAAATATTGTAAATGTAGCGGTCATGGCTTTGCAAAATACCTATACCCTTCAAACGTTGTAGAAAGAAGTAACTTATTTGCCAATTGAGGATCCTTAAGCTTCGTGGCTCTATGTGATGCCAGTACCTTGCACCAATCAAGCCAATAATCATCAAGACCTGACTGATCAAGGATGTCAGAAATTTTCTTCTCGCAACCAGACTTTCTAACATCATTCTCCACACCCATCAACAAATCTAGTGGTGGATTACCAGGCATCTGAGGCATCTCTAAAACATTTCGATAATCCTGCTTCTTATCTTCCTCTAGTATTTTCTCGACCATTTTAAAGTGCCTCTCGTAGACATGAAGAGATGCGCTCAGGTGCGTGTAAGTTCCTAGTCCGATAGGCCGACCCAATTCATTTGTGAGCTGAACTGCCAAGAGCTCCTGAAAGATGGTGAATGCTGGAACATCATAGGCTAATCCAAGAATCACGTCAGAAGACCTCATCGAGGTCACCATATGAATCTTGTCATTCCTCAAGAAAAATTGAAGTGATAGCGTGCAAGGTACATCAAGCTTGGCATACTTGCTGTCTTGCGGCATTCTAATGTGAATCACAGCCCTACGAGAATCAGGATCAAGCTTCAACTCATTCTTAACATATTCCCATTGCGTCCATGTCCCCTCTTCAGGACCTTGGTAGGAATGATGTTTAAAGATTCTAGACCCATATGAGCTGTTTGCCGTGGCGCCATCGTCAGAAATCTTCGACCAAAATGCAGAATAATTCGAAATCCAGTCGGTGGAGTTGTTTCCGCTCAAATACCAAAGAAGCTCTGCAACCATGTAGTGAACCGACAAATCTCTACCAGGAACATAAGGAATCCTATTTCTTGGATTTAGTATCTTGAACTGATAACCTAAAATTTCTTTTATTTTCATTCCGCGAGGCGATGATGTGAATTCAGGATGTTCGTATACGTCCTTGGCGATATCGACATATGCTTCGGTAAAGTTATTATAGACTTTCATGTTATGCCTTGAGACTCAACTTCTTAATCATATCCCAGTTCTCATCATACCACTTGATGGTACGATCAAGACCCTCCCAAAACCTAACTAGAGGAGTGTATCCAAGAACTTCTGTTGTGTTAGAGACATCTGCCAACGTGTGCATGACATCGCCAGGACGCCATGGTGCATCATGATACTTTGCATCTGGATATTTGGATAAAAGATATTGAAGAATTTCTTTGTTTGTAGTTCTATCTCCACAAGCTACATTTAAAGACTTAGCCCTTAATAGGCCTGAAGCCTCGCCGGCTCTTATGCAAGCATCAACGACATTGTCAACATAGCACATATCGCGAGATTGAGAACCGTCCCCATCTGAACGCATAGATTTTCCATTTTTAATTGCGGTAAGCCATGATCCAATTACCGTCGCGTATGGAGAATCTCCGAGTTGGTGTGGTCCAAAAACATTAAAAAATCTTAAAGATACAGAGTCTAAACAATAGAGATCATTATACATTTTCAAATAATCTTCGATGATAGATTTTTGTAACGCATAAGGAGACTTAGGACTCTTTTGACACGTAACGGGGGTCGGCAACAATTCTGTGTTTCCATACACAGAAGATGATGATGCAAAAACAAAACGTTTAATATTGCCTCTGCGGCAAGCATCAATTAGTTTAAGTGTTTTTGAAACGTTTATATCGTTGGTTTCTAATGGATACTTTACTGAATAACTAACTCTTGGAACTGCTGCAATATGAAAAACAACATCATATAACTTTGATCTAACACGATTCAAAATTTCTTCTGAAGAAAAATCATCGATAATAATCTTAGATTTTAATTCTTCTAGTAGAAATTCTATTTTTCCATTTGACATATCATCAACGATATCAACATCAACTCCTCTTTTTGTCAATTCAATTGCCAAATTGCTACCGATGAATCCTGCTCCACCAGTCAATAATGCTCGTCTTGTCTTCATACCGTTTCAAATATTATAACATTTTTTTACCAAAGTTCATTACTTATTTTCATGAAAACGTTTAACATCATCAATCATTCTTCCAAGGTCTCAAATGACGATCTACAACTAATGATAGAAGCTTGTAAGATTCAACTAAGAGATCATGCTGGACCCGCACTGGACAGAACGCCTTGGGACATCAAGCTCAGCGGAGATGATGGGTTTCCTATGAATATCTTTGATGATACCGATCATGCAGGAGTCATGGGATATCACAGCCAAGACCCAAACGGGAAAGTCTGGGGTAGGGTCTTTGTGAATCCCATTCTAAATAGTGGCGGAACAATTATGAACGGAACAAAATCCGTCTCGGTGGTACTGTCACACGAAATTCTTGAAACCTTCTACAATCCGTATATCAATCTTTGGTCAAATAGAGGTGATGCCACTTTTGTTGCCGTTGAACTTTGTGACCCTGTCGAAAATCATAGTTACGAAATTGACGTAAATGGTAAATCAGTAAGTGTATCAAACTTCGTTCTTGAATCTTGGTTTGATAAGGAAATGGCGTCGGCAGGAAAGTTTGATTATCTTTCTATTTTAAAATCACCTTTAACTTTAGCGCCGGGCGGGTACAACATCATTTTCGATAGCATAACAGGAAAAATGGGACCTGTATTTGCATCAAAAGAAGATGAAGATGCTCATGATTTGTTCAAACCTTCCCATCCTGCCGCGAGATCAAACAGGCACAAATCATTCAATACCACCACCACCTGAAGATCCATCAACTGATTTTGATGTAGATGAGTATAGATCTTTATACCATCCTCCACCCTTCAGCGCAAATCCAGATCCTCCTGAAATTAATCTTTGAAGTGCACTCACCAAACATTTTGGACACTCTGACAGTGGGTCATCCTTCATGGATTGAAATGCTTCAAAACAATGATTACAACACTTACATTGATATTCGTATGTAGGCATTTGCTTTTCTCCTCATGGCACAATAACTACTGGAAATAAAACCTGCTGACCTGTAATCTTTTGAACATCCTGTTGTCTATCATTCTTTAATGGCCCATTTGATGTAACAAGATGAGACATGTTTGGATCTTTGACAAGATCAGAGAAACGATATTCAACTCCATCAATCCAACATAGTTGCGAAACTAGTTGACAAGTTTGAGAATAATCCGTGTGATTCGGATCATGGGCAGTTGCATTAGGTTGAATAACCTTTGCGCCCTTTCCACAATACAAGGTTGCTGCAGGAAATCCCGTAATTCCGTTGAACGAAGCACCTGTAAAGTGCCATCCATAATTGCAAGCCTGCCTTCTTGCATATTCTAGCTTTTTATCAAGAATCCAGTGTTTTCCTGCAGGAGAAACAATTCCTCCGTTGTACGCCCCCAGAAGCTTATCTACTCGTTGACTATGAGCCAGCATAGACTGAACTGAAGATGAAATAGGTTGAGGAGAAGGAGCAATTCGATGATTCGCGTTTGCATACATAAAATCTGCTACCTGAGCAGTTAACAGGGATGCATCAAATACATCTGCAAGTTGTTGTTGTAATGTCGCTGTGACATTGACACGAACTCCACCAATTTTGAGTGCATCTGACATGACATCGAGCTTTACTTTTTTTCCAGCGATGTCATATTCAAGAGGAACCCAAGATGCTTCAAAATTTCCTGCAACAACTTGATCAAAGATGTACTTTTGACGATCAGGGATCTTTTCTGGAAATATTGTCGTTGTAATCATGATCACTTTTTCCAGAAAGAGTACATGTTCTTCTCAATCTCATAATCCATATTCTTCATCGGACGATTTGGTTGTTCTTGCGCCCACTTAAACATCTTCATAATGGTTTCATGAAGATCTGTATTGTCTTTAAATCCAAGAAGCTTGTGTGCCTTTGTATGATCGCAATATGCAGTATGAACTTCATTACGAGGTTCAAGATGAACCTTAGTTGCATTGATTCCTAGTTCCTTAGCAACGTTAATGACTGCTTCTGCAGCTTCATTAATTGTATAATGTTTATCTGCACCGATGTTGAATATCTCACCATCATGAGCAGTCATCAGTTTTTCAAAAGGATCCATGTAGAACTTAATGTCAGAAAATGCGCGGATCTGAGTGCCGTCTCCGAAAATAGTCAGAGGTTCACCAGCCAAAGCCTTACGAATCCAGATTCCAATAACATTACGATAACGATCCCAGATGTTTTGATAAATTCCAACAACGTTATGAGGACGAACAATACTATACTTCAATCCAAACATTTCATGCGCAAGTTTTAGATCCATTTCAACAGCATACTTTGCGATACCATATGGATCTTCAGGCGTCGGAAGCTGACTTTCTGTAAACGGAGGGTTTCCTACACCATATACCGCCATAGATGAAGTAAAAACAACCTTCTTAATTTCGTTATTGATACATGCATTAATGACGTTTGCTGAAGAAAGAATGTTATTCGTATAATTGTAATTACGAATAAAAGGACTCAATCCTTCTGCAGCGTATGCCGCAAAATGGAAAACATAGTCTGGCTTTTCACTTGAAAAAATTTCTTCTACAGCTTTTCGATTTGAAAGATCTTGTTTATAAAATGTCATTTTAGAAGGAACTGAATCTTCATATCCTCCACTAAGATCATCAATTCCTACGACTTTATAACCCTTATTCAAAAGATGACGAGAAAAGTTTGCGCCGAGAAGACCTGCTGCACCTGTGATTAATACTTTCATTTTTTCCTCACACTAAGGACTCTAGAAAATCTACAACTCCGTCAATAGAAAATACACCGCTCGATTTTAAATTGTTTTCTTGTTCTAAAATTAATGAAGTTCTATCATCAATCGACATCGAAAATATCTGCTTTACTTTATCAACGACAGATCCAGATCCAGTAACAATCCAATCTTTTCCTAATAGACCTGGGATCAAAAATTCTTCTGGTACTAATCCTGGTACATTTGAAACTATGTTTTCTACGTACCTAGGAGAAGCAAATCCTCGAAGTGCATATTCTGGTTTTGTTATGTGTGTTGTACAGACGAACGTATTCAACCTCTTCATCGAATCATAGAAGTTTAACCTAGGAGCGAATGCAACGTTCATATGAGATGATATCAACTTTTTAGGGGATTCACGCTCAGGTGAAACTTCTAACCAGTTTCCATGAACCGTTGTTTGGATACCAAATTCCCTAAGTTGTGAAGAAGGAAATGAATAATAACGTTCAAACGCTTGTGGGCGTTCATAATTGTTACCAACGTATCCGTACTCGAATGATGATCCATTAACTGGCATCAATTTCTTCCAATCCGTCCAGAACATGAGACGAGTACGGTTCCTAGTCAAGCTTCTAGGATCAAATGCTGGATCTGCAATAACGGCTTGCGGCCACTTCAACTCGTCTTGTTCTGTGACCTTATAATCACAATCCCAAATCACGACAGGGATTTTTCCATGATAATAAGATAAAAGCTCAGTCTGTCGATCAAGATCTGGTTCAAACTTACTTGAACCAGAATTCTTATATGTTGGCCATCTCCACTCTACAAACAAAATATCAATATCAGGAAATCCATCATCATACTTCAATCCAGGATATGGGGCTGGTTCCCTACGGGCTTGTAATGAATAAACTTCATGACCTCTTCCTACCAAAGAATCTACCATAATAGGCCGACCGTACCGATGACCGTCCGGCGTCTTTGCTTCTTTTGACGCCTCGAAAGGCTCACAAAATCCCCAATAACTGATTCCTAGTTTCATGTTATCCTTTTTTATTAATAAATTCTAGAATGGTTTTCATTTCCCAATCAATGTCTTCTGAATCGACGCACAGTCGCAGAGTCTCACATTTGGTCCAAATTATAAATTCAGCATACATGTCAGATATTTTTTGCATTGCTTTGCAATCAATGTCATGCATATCATCATGCATTCCTTCATATGATGTTCTGTACGGAATCACAATTTTAACGCCTACTTTAGCTGCAAGGTCATCGACATATGTCAACGCTTCATGATCAGTGATTCTATTATAAACTCTTGAGTATACCCATTCAGAAGGATAAGAACGATCAAGAACGACAGAAGTTCCTGTCATCTTTAAAAAATTATAAAAATATGGATCTCCATACTTCAATGCGTTTGAAAAATATGAAGGATCTTTTGAGAAAGCATTCCATTCAGATTCGTTCTTAAAATACGGAACTTGAATTCTTTTTGACAATTCGCGAGCCATCTCCGTCTTGCCGACCTTATCAGACCCATCAAATAAAATAACGGTTCCCATTTTATTCCTCATGAATCAATGATCTTAATACGGTTCATGAAAGTTTTATTACCGTAGTTATCAACCGTGATTTCAGAAAGACAAACACTATATTTTGGAATCTCAGTCTTGCCATCCCATCCCCAACAAAACAACCTTCGATTTTGACCGCCTAATCCAGTTATGGTCAACAACAAATAAGGTTTTCCTGTCTTGGTTTTCTTTGGTTTTGAATCAGCAATGATAAACCAATAAATGTTTGTATCTGAAAGATCGTCGACCGATTGAACACCCTTCGATTCAAGCTTTTGAAGAATGTCTTCAGGCATAAGCATAGCTGCGTTGAATGACCCGAGATATTTTATGCTGTTATCTACCATCTCAGATCTGGTCCATTCTTCAATATCTTGAGTTTCGATTAAGATATTTTTAAATGATTCCATTCCGACCAACGGATTCTTTTTTGTATGTTTCTTGATTTCTACATTCCTATCAATCAAGATTTCATTCATTTGCTTATAACTGCTAAACGTTTTTCCGTATCCGATACAATCCAAAGAATCGAAGGCTTTAATTCCAATCAGCGCTTCGAGTGAACGTTTATTAAATTTTGAATGTTTCCACGAACCGTCTTCATTCCACAACATCTCTTCTACATTCTTATAAGGACGCTTTTCAATAATCTCATCCACCGCTGACTCGCCAACTCCCTTACATGAAAGGAAGCTCGGCATAAATCGTTTGCCTTCCAAAATAGTCCAGCTCTTCGTCGCATAGTTAATGTCGATATTAACGATTTTATATCCCAATGCTTTAACTTCAGAGAATGCTTTAGAACGTTTTTCGTCATTTCCTGACATGGATTCAAGATATGCACAAAGCCATTCCTCTTCAAAGTAAGTTAGAAGCCATGCACAGTAGTAAGAATCAATTGCATAAGAAACTGCGTGAGATGCATTGAAACCGTATCCTGAGAAGAACAACATCTTTTCATACAGCTCGTCTGCAACTCTTTCAGGTATTCCATTCTTCATTGATCCGTTAACGAACTCTTCTTTTGCCTTGCGAGCATCTGCAGCAGCATCATCTTTCTTTGCAGCAGAACGTTTCATAATGTTTCTACGGATCGTGTCTGTCTCTGCCTCAGGAAAACCTGCAACTACAGAGCACAACTTCATAACTGATTCTTGGAAAATGATGCAACCATACGTGTTCTTAAGAACCTTTTCAATCAATGGATGTTGATAATCGATGTTATCTGCATTGTTCTTCGCGTCGATGTAAAGCTTATCAACGTTCGCAGCCAATGGACCTGGACGATAGATTGAAGTCAACGTTGCGATGTCGATGATGTTACGAGGCTTTGCCTTCATAAAAAGGCGTTGCGCGCCAGGCTGCGTACATTGGAAAACACCGGCAAATCTTCCTTCATGATAAACATATTCATAGACCTTTTGATCGTTTAGATCAATGTTCTTTGGATCCATGCGTTTATCGAACCACGACTTGATGTCTTTAAATGTAGGATTTGCGATTCCTTCTCTACGTTGTAAGATCAAATGAATGCATCGTTCAATGATTCGTAAGGTTTCAAGGCCAAGCAAATCGAACTTAATCCAACCAAACTCTTCTAGATGTTTGTAATGCATGCCCTCGACCCATGGCGTTTGAGGTTCGCCACGGGCCAAGATGAGAGGCATCTGTTCTGCAACATTTTCAGATACGATAACTCCACCAGCATGACGGCCAAGAGATCTGTTTTGTTTGAATAAAATCTCAATCGGCTCTGCAACTTCAGGATGCAAAGCCACAAAGTCTTGCATGGATTTTGAATACTTCATCGCATCTTCATACGTCAAAGTAAACAAATTCTTGTCAACACCAGGTTTAAAAACTTCTTTCTTAACGTCATCCTCAATGGGAGCCAATGCAGCATTCACTTCTTCGAATGGAATGTTATAGAACCTAGCAATGTCCTTGATAAGGCTCTTTAGCTTAAAAGTATTGTAGTTAGAAATTGGAATGACATTATGATTTCCAAAATTTTCGCGAAGCAAGTCGATTAGCTTATCACGGTCTCCAATATCAGAATCGATATCAGGAGCACCTGAATTATGAGTTAACAGCCATTCTTTACTTGTGTTTGAAACAAAAAACGTGTGATCATCGTCAACTTCGATATCGATTAATTCGATTTCATCTTCTAGGTCAACAATCTCAATTGAATTAATCTTTGTACGTTTTAATGAGATAAGCTGTTCTTCCATAATCTTTATTTTCTAAATTGGGGATTTTATCATAGAGACCAGATGATCTCAACATTGAATAAAAATCGTTCATATACACGACTTTTATTTTCACATCTGCAGAATTTAAACTCTCCCTAGCAGCTGAATTTGAATTTAACTTTTTCGAGAATAAATTTTCACTTTCTCGAATACCTTTTAATTCGATAAATTCGCCTAAGTCTGGTAAGTAAAAATCGGGAGTATAAAATCTTTTCTTTCCGTTTATTTCCGTTTCAAAAACTTTTTTTTCGTATTCAAATCGAATTTTTAGATAAATGCAATATCTCGCGTAATCTGCTTCAAGAGAACTTTTAAAATAAGGAGAATCTTGTATGTCAACCCTCCACCCTGTTCTTCCGTTTGTGTGTGACTTTATCAACCCTAACGATTGACCTTTTCTTGAACAAATTTTATTACAAAAACGAGTTGTTGCAGATTTTTTTACTGTTAGTTTAGAGTTGCAAACTTCACAAAAAATATCTTTTCTATCATAAAGACTTTTTGAAAAACAATCAGGAGAACAAAATTTCTGAGTGCTATTTTCATTTATCTCAAACTGTTTAAGACAGTTATTACATTTTTTTTGGACTTTTACATGCCTGGTATTAACAAATGACATGTGCTTTGCGTAACAATTTTTTGAACACGTCACACGATTTTTTGCTTGCGAATGAGGAAGATAAAATTCTTTACAACATATCTTGCATTCAACTTTTTGCTTAGATCCATTTTCAGGAATTTTGTACCAGGCTTTTTTGCATTTTTCACCGCAGTACTTCTTTCTTGCTGAACCTGCAGAACCAGATCCATTAACGACATATTCTACATAAAAAATCTTTTTGCAATGTTTACATGTTTTCTCAATTCTTTTCATGCAGATAATTATTTAACGATAGACAATAATTCGTCTGTAATTAAAATTTCTTTAGCTTGAACTTCAATCTTTTTATCATCACGGACAACAATCCATAGATGATTTTCTGAACATTCGATACACCCTTCATCAGTTCTAAATCGATAAACTCTTTTTGCTTTTGAAATAAACTTGCTATTAACTTTCTTTAATGACCCAGATCCTCCGACTACTAAATCACCAATTTCTAAATCTTTGATTTTTTTAAAACTTTTTTCAGTTTTTACTAAAGTTTCTGGATTTAAACATCTATGAGGATTAAGAAACCTTTCAAACGAAAGGTCGTACTCCATTGGGTCAAGGTTCGTCACACCAAGAACATAAGCAACAAGAGAACCTGCTGCAGATCCTCGACCTGGACCGATCAGCATGTGTTCGCGGGCGATATCCATGATCGCCTTCATCGTCAAGAAGTACCTAGAGAACTTCTTACCCTTAATGATTCCTAGTTCATACTTAATACGCTCGATGTACTCTGGTTTGTCATCGAGTCCCCGCCAAACAAGTCCTTTCTTACAAGCATCAACCAATGCCTTGTCCTCTGTCATTCCTTCCGGAATCACGTAGGAAGGAAGCTTCATCTCTTTGTTGGGATGAATGTCTCCAATTTCGTTGTGGACGATGTCGTGTGTGCGCTCAACTGCTTCACGAACAACATCATCATCATAGAACTCCATCTCACCAGCTGTCTGGATATAAGAATCCCAGACCTGAGAAGCATTCTTTGGATACAACTCGCACTTAAGATCATCCTTAGATTTTGGAAGCTGGCTAGGGTCAAAGTTTTGATAGTTCAACCAACCAAGTTTCTTATAGATCTCACGTTCCTTCCAGTTGTCTGGTCGAGCATAGTGAGAATCGCACGTCACGATCAACCTGTCTTCAAGGGAATTTCTCTTTGCAAATTCGATGATCGCACGATTGACAAGATGCTGAGCAGGAAGCTTGTTAAACTGAAGCTCTAGACATACGTTATCACGACCTAGAGCGTCTGCTAATTTGTCATAGGTATTACCCATCTCGAGTAGAGCAGCTTCCATGATGGACTGATCATCCAGAAGCTTGTAGGAAAGGTCCTCGAATTTTACTCGTTGAACCTTTGAGAACACGTCATACGACAGCGGCCCTCCCAGACAAGCTGAGCTCACCATCAAGTGACCACCTTGAGCTGCTTCCTTAAGCATTCCGTAATCAACTCGTGGGAACCTGTAGAAGCCCTCCAAATAACCTCGAGAAACTAGATGGAATAATCTTTGTAGACCAATCGAGGTTTTTGGTAGGACAACCAGATGGTGCCGGCGCTTCACTGGGTCATTGTACTTACCAGATTTTGTCTCTTCCTCGTTCTCAATGGTCAGAGCAGCTTCGTCTGTTCCAATATCTGTTGTCTCATCATTTCCATCTACTACTGCAGTGAGAGGTGTGAGGATAGACTCATCTTTGACAGGCTTCTCTTTTGATTTTTGTAGGTCCCTCTGCCACTGCTTCAAGTCAGGATGGACGTACATCTCACACCCAGGAATGAACTTAAAGTTCTTACCAGACTTACGAAGCTTCTCAGCATGAAGGTAGGCATGTCCAAAACCATTCATGTGACCATGGTCGGTCAGCGACCATGCGTCCATTCCATTCTCAAGAACATAATCGATGTGCTCTTGTGGGTAGTCAAGTCCATCGAAGGTTGAAAATCCAGAGTGAGAATGTACACCTACGAATCGTGAGGGCACTTTTTTGTGATTTACGCTCATCTTTGCCTGTCTGTACATTGTATCCCAAAGGACAACGATTTTGCACAACAAAGATTCTGAAATGAAAAAGGCCCCATTAAGGAGCCTTTCCAGGTAAATTCAATAAAGAATTACGCGGTTATCGAATGTTCCCTAAATCACTGAAAAGATTCTTCTGGTATCTCTCTCCACTCTGTATCCATTGGATCAAAGAAATAAGTCGGTATTCTTCCTTTTTCGCCAGCTAAAAGAACAGGACCAGACATACCAGATTGTGGAATTTTGCCTAGCATAAATGAAACCTGTTTAGGATCTCGTGGAGGGGCTTCAGGTCCTCTCCGCGGTTGTAACATGTCAGCTACTTTTTGCAAAGTATCTTTTGGGTTTTCATCGCCCACCATGTCTAGGTTTTCTAAAGCCTTTGAGTACCCTATTTCTTTAGAACCGATATTCGGATTGTACGAGATTTTTTCCGATACGATTCTTTCGACTTCTTCCTTGATGATTCTGCGTAGTTGATTGACTGTGATCTTCATGTTATATTTCCCTAATCGATGTCGTTAAATATTAACCCACGTAAAAAAATCACATTACCTGTGCCGCGATCAAGCAACCACGGGCAACGGCATGAAGAGGATCTGCTGCATGACGGACCTCCTTGACTGGAAGAGGAAATCCATTTTCCTCAAGTTTCTTTGCGAATAGATCCACGAAACCCTTGGCCTTCGAAGTTCCACCGGCGACGACGATCGGAAGCGGATCCTTGAATTTCGGAATTGATTTATGACCATCCATCGCTGATGCCAATTGCTTCGTCGTATAATCGATCAAACGATCGTAGTAAGAAGCAACGGCTGCTAGAACCTGATTATCATTTGGCTCACCGACCGTAAAGTCGCCTTGTTCCTTCTCTGCCTGGACAATAGAGTCGGCTTCACCTGTTGCGACGGCTGCCATGCGGTCGACCCAATCACCTGACTTCGTTGTGGAAAATGTGACGACAGGTTCACCGTTCAACATCACACAAACGTTGACCATACCTGCACCCCATGAAAGAGCAACTCCGGTATAATCATCCTTTTCTAGTTCTGAATAGCAAAGGGCTTCGGCCTCATTGATTGCACGAGCAGAGTATCCTACCTCTGTTAGGAGCTTGACAATAACATCCTCGTGATAACCAACATCGAAGTCATCATCCTCCTGATCAACAGGCTGTGCGGGGATGCAAAACACCAACTTCTCTCCAGGCTCTGAAGGCTTACCAGAAACTTCCTTTAAGATATACGTTAGGATCCTGCGAGCATCTTTCTCCTTAGAAGAAACCACTCCTTTATACATTGGACGCTTGGCTGAGTCGTTTCTTTCTACGGCCTTTTCAATTGCGTCCTTGCCGAGGATGATGAAAGAACCGTCTTCATCCTTGACGAAAGTCTTTCCTGCGAGACCTTTCTCAATCATCTTGGTTGCGATGGGTGTTGTTGG